ACAAAAATATGATGAAGATAGGGATTGATATTAATGGTGTATTGAGAGATACGGTTGGTAAATTTACTCAACTATATGAAAAACATTTGATCGAGAGTAATGAAAATGAAGAGGTCACCCAAACAACCTATGAACTTGATATGTCAGGTAATACAACACCAATAACAGAAACTTTAGAAAAATTCGAATATAAAAAAATATCTGATGTAGATTCTTTAGAGTTGGACAAACATTTTTCTTTTAGAAGTAAGGATGAGTTATTTAATTTTATGTACGAAGAATATGCGATGGAATTATTTGGTCACGCTCCATCTACAGAAATGACGACATTTAATATACTTAATGAAATTTATTTTAATTTAAGAGATAAGAATGAATTAGTAGTTGTTTCAGGAGAAATAGGTAAATCAAAACCATCTTCATTGTTTTTCTTATCAAAATTTGGATGCTTGTTGGAAAAAGTTATTTTTTTTAGTGAAATAACAAAAAAAAATATGTGGGACCAAATAGACATTTTACTTACTGCGGATCCTATTCTATTATTAGAAAAACCTGTAGGTAAAATTGTTGTTAAGTTTAACACTTCCTACAATAAACAAATCAAATCAGATTATGAAATTTCTTCACTTTCTGAGTTTGAGCAAATTATACAAAACCTTAAACAAAATGTTTAATATTTTTGATGAACATTACTATATCGACTTAGACAAAATTGAAGACGAGGTTGCTTTAGTAGGTACAAGCGGGGAATCGCAAATTCATTTAGTTAAATACGAAATGATAAAAAATATGGTAGAAACCGTTCTTACAGAAGACGAAATAGTTGATGAAAAAATGGGATTTAAAACTAATGAAGTTTCCATCCCTTTCAAAATTTCTTTCAACACATTACTGATGAAAAAAATAATAAATAAATTATAATAGATATGAATACAGAACAAATCACAAAATTGGAAAATTCTATCAACAACATGAAAGAGAAGTTGTCTAGAATTTATTTCATAGTACAAGACACCAAAGGAAACGCTAAGGCATCTGTTAGATACATTTACCAAATGGCATTAACATTGAAGAGAAATGGATATAACTCAATCATCCTTCATGAAAAACCTGAATACTACGGTGTTGATTCTTGGTTAGGAGAAGAATATATGACTGAATTAGAACACAGAGCAATTGAAGGTACTAGCTTGGAAATTTCACCTGATGATCTAATTATCATTCCCGAAATCTATGGTTTTATTATGGACCAAATTACTAAATTACCTTGTGGCAAAATTGTTCTTTGTCAAGCATTTGATCATATATTTGAGACTTTACAACCAGGTCAAACTTGGAGTCAATTAGGATTCTACAAATGTATTACAACTTCTAACAAACAAAAAGAACTTATTGAGTCAGTTATGAGAAATGTATATACTGATGTTATTTCACCATATATTTCGGATACTTTCCAAAAAAATATTTTCCCACCTAAAACTATTGTGAACATCCACACAAGAGATCATAGAGATACTACTAACTTGATTAAATCATTCTATGCTAAATTCCCACAATATAGATGGATTACATTTAGAGATTTAAGAGGTTTGTCTGAAGAAGAATTTAGCGAAGCCATGAAAGATAGTTTTATTTCAGTTTGGATTGACCAAACAAGTTCTTTTGGGACTTTCCCATTAGAGTCTATGAAAATGGGTATACCAGTGTTAGGTTTAGTTCCTGACTATGTACCGTCATGGATGAATGAAGATAATGGTCTGTGGGTAAATAATAAAACGATTATTGTTGACGTATTATCAGATTTTATTCAGAATTGGTTAGAAGACAATTTAAACCCTGAGTTGTTTTCTAATATGGATTCAACAATTGAATCAATAAGTAATTTTGAAAAATTCCAATCTGAAACATTAGAATTATTTGGTAAAATGTTCGAGAGTAGAATCGCTTCTTTTGAAGATCAACTAACTAAAATTGAAACAGTATAATTATGAGTATCGAAAATAAAATATCAGTTATTTTACCTATTAAATCAGGTAAAGCAATAGACTTCAAAGAGTTCTTTGATAAGTGTATCCAATCAATAAGAAATCAAGGTGAATATTTAAATGAACTAATTATTGTTCATGGTTCTGAAGATTTTTTAACTAACTTCTTAGATGAGTATGAATTTAGTGGTTTGACAGTTGTAAGAGAAGTTTGGTCAGAATCTCCTAATTTTGCAAAACAAGTTAATAGAGGTGTTGAGTTATCAACATCTGAATGGTGTTCAATTGCAGAGTTTGACGATGAATATTCAAATATTTGGTTCAAAAACGCAACTAAATATATGGATATTTATAAAGATGTAGATGCTTTTTTACCAATCGTTGTTGACGTTGATGATAAGTTGGTTTTCGCTGGTTTTACTAACGAAGCTACTTTTGCAGCAAACGTATCAACAGATATGGGAATTTTGACAAATGAAACATTACAAACATATCAAAATTTCCAAACATCAGGTATGGTTTTCAAGAAAGAAAAATACCAAGAAGTTGGTGGTATTAAGTCTAACATTAAACTTACTTTCGGATATGAATTATTTTTAAGACTAACACACAACTCAGTAAAAATTATGACAATACCTCGTATTGGTTATAAACACATGAATTTAAGAGAAGGATCTATATTTTGGAATTACAAAAATGGTGATGATAGATTAGATCAGGATGAAGCAAGATTTTGGATTGAGTCAGCAAAAAAAGAATATTTTTTCAAAAACGAAAGAGATATAAATTATGAACCACAAAATATTTGATGGTAAACAATGAAACTGAAATTTCAATAGAAAAGAAGAAGAAAGGAAGAAAACCAAAAGCTAATAATTATTTTGATGAACGGGAAGAGACGGCGGTTAAAATGTTTTTAATCGCCGAAACTTATGAAGAAAGAAACAAAATATATAATGAATTTTTGAGAGACCCTTTAGATAAAATGATATCTTCAATTATTAGAAGATATAAATTGTACAGGAAGGATATGAACTACGAAGAAATACACGTAGATACACATTCTTTTCTTATGACAAAGATTGAGAAATTTAAACCTTCTAAAGAGAAGAAAGCATACTCATACTTTGGGACGATCTGTAAAAATTATTTGATGGGTCAAATAATGAAAGATCAAAAAGAAATGAATAGAAAAATATCTTATGAAGATATTTCATCTGATCTTTCCAATAGAGCTGAAATGTCATATTTCATTGATAATGACGAATTAAGTTCTGAAACAATTATAAAAAAGTTTCTTGAAAGACTGAAAGATAATTTAGATAATAATGAGACAAATGATCAAGAACACAAATTAGGTTCTGCGATTTATGACTTATTTGAAAACTATAATCAAATTTTTCACGAGTCAAGTAACAACAAGTTTAATAAGAATCTTATTCTTTTTGAATTGAGGGAAATGACTAATCTATCCACTAAAGAAATAAGAAATTCTATTAAAAAATATAAAAAGTTATATTTTGATTTAGTTCAAGAATTACTGAAAGATTGATATTTACTAGTATGCCAAGACCACCAAAAAAAGAGATAAATTTATCAAAAGAGTCAATGTTATCTTTGATGCAAGAAATCTACAATGAATTAGTAGAACAAAGAAACACCGCGATTAGAATTCAAAATAAAATGTTGACAATGATGAAGGAACCTGAAGATATGACTCTTATTGGTCCTGTAATTGAAAAGCAACAAAAAATAATTAATGATTGTGTTGAAAAAAAATTAACACTTTCTAAATTACAATCAACAATGTGGCAAAAATCAACCGATAAAGAACAGGACTTTACTCTTTCTGATTTAGATATGGATGATGTTGCAATTCAAAGCCTACTTCAAAAAGACATCAACAATGATGGAACCTATAAAATGAAAAAATAATTTTTATATGGCTGTCGATATAAATGAAGAATTAAAAAAAGCAAGTAACAAAACAGGTGTTTATAAAACTTATAAAGAATACAAAAAAAGTTACGAAAGCTTAAAAAAGAAAGCGGGTAGTTCTCAAGAAACCGCAAATAAATTTCTATCTCAACCACTTACAGATTATAAAAAGTGGAGAAAAAAACATACCTCAAACGCCAAAAGTTTCTTACAAGAATTAATCAAACAACTAAAAGAAACTAAAGGTTCTGGTGTTGAGACCGATAAATTGATCAAAAGAATATTTTTAAATTCTTTGAAGAAGATTAAACCCCAACTTAAAACAATTTTAATTGAGGAAGCAATAAAAGCTTTGGGTTGTAGTAATACGATGACTACAATACCATCAACATACTATGTTCCAGTAAGGTGTGTCGATTTGTTTGGGTCTTTTGAATTGGGTCCTGACGATAAAATTGGTAAATTTTTCTACGAAAAAAAACCTATTCAGTATAATGATTTTCCATTTTCAATGAATAGAGAACTTTACCAAAGAACTCAAAATTTAAATCAACCTTATCAGGCAGTTGCGGGATCCCCATATAGAGGTAAATCAAACCAAAATTTATTTAATGTTACATATATAGAAACATATACGGATCCAATAACCCTACTAGTTGTAAACGAGCCAACATTTAAAGTTGACATAAGTACAAGAGTTGGTGTACCAGCGGTTGACATTTTTTTAGCGGATTATTATGAATCAATAGATATTTTGGATTATAAACAGTTCTTCACAAATCTAACTGATTACGTTACAGGTGTTATTTCATTTGGTAGGGGTGATGGATTTTTGAAATTACAAACAATCCAAAAAACTTTATTAATAATGCAAAGAATACTTGGTCTTTGTTCTGACTCTAATAAAGAAATTAATGTGGGTGCATCATCTAAAGTATCTGAAGTTGATAATGTTGATGAGTCATTTTATGAATTTAATGATATTGATTTAAGAATTATAGAACAAAGTATTTCAGACATTAAATTAGGTGTTATCGAATTTGAAGAATGTGAAAATTTGAAAATCTCTTTAAATTTAGAGGCAACCCTTACGGCTTTAGATAATTTAGAATTTAATGAAGACACTTCAGATTTGAATGAAATTGAGGCGGCATCAGGAATAATTTACCCAACGCTAGATGACGGATTTAAACTATCTTTGGATGAAGGCTTTTTCGAGCAATTTTTAAAAGCTTTAGTCAATACTGTTTTATCACCAAAAAATGTTTTACCAATTATGACAATAGCTGCAATGTTTGACCAACCATTTTATAAACAGATCTCAAACATTGAGGATTTTCAAAAAAAATTCAGAACATTTTTTAATGAATTTATGACCAAGGTTGTTGCAATTTTTACAAAAGAAGTTTTCAATGAATTGAAAAAAGAAGTTAAAGCTTTAGTTAAATTATTACTCCAAGACATCAGTGAAGAAAAAATAAAAAAACGTTACAGAATGGTTTTAGCAATTGTTGCGATAATACCAGGATTGGCGGTAATTACTAAAGATTTTAGAGATTGTAAAAGTGTATTAGACGAACTACTTCAATTACTTAATATTGGTATCAAAAAAAGGTTAGATAAATTGAAAGAAAAAGGAGGGGATTTACCATTACCACTTTTATTATCTGCAAAATTATTAGACGGATATTCACCGACAAGATCTTTTCTGAATACTGTTCAAAATTTACAAGAAATAGGTGTTCCAACAGGTCCTATGCCTGACGGGAGTCCAAATAAATTTTTAGCATCAATTAAAGCGATGATTGATGGTAATGCACAAGAAGTTGAGGAGAATGGAAAAGTCGCTATCGGTATTGGTCCATTAACTATAACACCGGCTGGTGTAACAATCCCAAAAGACGCATATGGAAAGTTCATTTAAAATTGACGAAAAAAGAATTAAGGCTAACGAAGTTTTATTGATAATTAAAGAACATAAAGAAAGATCAAATAGAGATCTTCAAATTGCAATGGAATTTATTAATGAAGACCACAAAGTAACAAAAGATTCTATAATCAAACTTACACACCATTTAGATGCTTTAGAAAACACCTATAATGTATTACATAAAGAATATACTGAAAGAACTAAAATCTAATGAATGAACAAAAGATAATATTTCAAGGTTATGTAATTAATAACCAAGATCCTTTAATGTTAGGAAGAATTAGAGCGTTACCAATTGATCAAGTTGAGGCCGATGTATTACCAACTAATTGGAACCCTGAAAAGGATATTTGGACTGAAAGAGATCCATTGATTTATTTACCTTTGTTACCTTACTATGTGAGTCAAGTACCTAAGGTTGAGGAGTATATTCACATTTTCTACTATAATAAAGATTATGTTGTAGATAACACTAAATTCTACATTCAGGGTCCTATAACAAGACCTCAGAACAATTTTTACGAAAATTGGCATAATTCCGAGTCAATGTTAGCAAGTGGTGTATTTTTAAAACAAGCTAACAATATTAAAGATCCTATAAGTTTTGAAATCAAAGGTCAAGCAAAAGGTATTTATCCCGAACCTGGTGATAATGCCTTATTAGGTAGAGGAACCGCAGACGTTATTGTAAAACAAGATGAGGTTTTAGTAAGAGCAGGTAAGAACATACCAACCCAAACCGCAGGATTTAATCTACCAACACCAAGACTAAATCGAGGATTTTTACAAATTTCAAATTTTGATTTAGAAAGAGTTGAGAAAGACCCAATTAAAAAAACTATTCTAAAAAATAAACCTCAGTTAGTGAAGAAACTAATTGAGTGGGAGGTTACCAATCAAGTAACTATTACTGGAAATACTTCAGGTGGTGGTGTTACAGGATCTACGTTTTATAATGGTAATATAAGTCTATACTCCTTACTACCTAAAGACAAAACTAAAACTAACGAAATATATATGGATACCCCGTTAGATCAATTTAAAAGTGGACCTGAATATACTTTAGTATTTACAGGAAAAACTTTAGATGAAGGGGTAAAAATTATAAACCAATTTATAAACGGATTAAATCAAGGAAAGATTAATATTCAAGGGTATGATCAATTCCCTTTTGATAATGATCTTAAAATATCAAATCAGTTTCCATTCTATTTCAGACCAACCAAAAATAATATTGATAAATTAAGTTCAACAGGATCAACAGATTTCAATATGGTCAACAACTTTTTTACTAAAGTTAAATTATTACCCTCAGATAGACAATTTGGTAGTGTTTTAGTTTGGTCTAAAAATGTTGTTGGTCAACAACTAACACCTGAAACTTCAACATTAAGACAGAACACCTATAATCCTAATCCTGTTTCTTACGGAACAGTTGCAGCAGACTTTTTATATTTATTATCACATAAATCCGACATACCTTCAAAAAGAAAAATTATGTTGGAACCTAAAGAAACTTTATACGGTATACCACAACCATATTTTACCGAAAACATTCTACAAAATACTGACCCAATGGTTAGAGGAAATGAGTTGATGAAATTATTAAAGTTGATCGTAGATTTTTTAGGAGCACATGTCCATAATATAAATGAGGCTCCGATTCCAATTGGAGTTGATGGAACTAAGTTGGAAGAGATCTACAAAATTCTACAGGACGCTGACAATTCAATACTAAATCAAAATATTCGAATTAATTGATATTTATAAATAAAAGATAAATGTCAATTAATAATTCTTATTTCAATAGAAACAATACTATAGTTTTTAATAGTTATGTAAACACGGGAAGAAATCCTGTTATGCAACTATACTACGGAGATGGTGGTTTAGTAAATCCTATAGGATATTCTCGTTTCATTTTTGACTTGGATCTAACTCTTTTAAGAGAGAAATTAGCGTCAGGAGTAATTTCAACTGGATGTACTGATAACATGAGACATATACTTAAAATGACTAACACTTCTTCATTTAGTGAAGATTTATTAAATACATCTATGCCTGATGGTAGTCTAAGAGCAACATCATTTGATTTAATTTTATTTAGAATACCCCCAAGAGATTTAGACCCTAATCAACCACAATATTGGGATGAGGGTGTTGGTTACGATTTTTACGATATTCCTGATGGATTAGGTCCTAATAGGGCTTATTCAAATAGACCGTCAAATTGGTATCAAACAACAACTATTGATAATTGGGAACAAGCAGGAATCTACAATAATATGAACTTGGGACCAATGCCATTTTCAGGATTAACGATAGTAGATATACAACATTTTGAATTTGGTAATGAAGATATTGAATTTGATATGACCGACGAAATAAATGATTTATTAATTGGGGGGATTGTGAATCCATCAGGTTGGGGTATTGCTTATTTACCTGAAGTTGAGAATTTGATGGGTACCACAGGTGCTTATTCTGTAGGTTTCTTTACAAGACATACACAAACATTTTATGAACCATACCTTCAAACAACATATAATGATCTAATCGAAGATGATAGAAATAATTTTACATTAGGAACTGTAAACAAATTATATCTATATGTTTATGAAGATGGTGATTTTAAAAATTTAGATACTCCACCATTAGTGACAATTTCAGATTCTTCAGGAACACCTGTTACAGGGTTAATTAATTTACCATCTTGTCAAAGAACTAAAGGGGTTTATGAAATAACAATACCACCCCTTATAGGATACAAGACCCCATGTTTATTTACAGATACTTGGTCAAATATAAAATTAAATGGTTTTTCATTACCAAATGAGATAAATGAATTTACTATCTACCCAACTAAAAGATCTGTACAAATTGGTACAAATACAAACGATCCCGCACAATATGGGTTTACTTATTATGGATTGAAACAAAACGAAAAGATTTTAAACTCTGAAATTAGAAAAGTTGGTGTCATTATTAAACAGGCATATACAACAAATAAACAGCTTCCAAATGTCGATGGACAATACAGAGTTTATGTTAGAGAAGGTCAAACTGAAGTTATAGTTCAGGATTGGACTAACTTAAATAGGACACCTAATGAATACTATTTTATTTTTGATATGAGAGATAAAATACCTAATGAATATTTTGTCGATCTGAAAGTTACAACATCTGGACAGGTTAATGTTTACAAACAACAAATAAATTTCCAAATCGTAAATGAGAAAGTAGAATAAAGAAGTATTTATAAATAAAAAAGACATGTCAACATTTCAAATACTTTTATGTACTGATGAACAATACGTTCTTGGTGAATCGGGAGAAGAAACTCTAAATGCCGGTGAAACTTGGGCTTTCAGTGGTGCTAATGGACAAATTATATGTGGTACAGTTGTTGCGGCAGCTGCTGGGGTTCCAAACTATTCTGCAGTAACCCTTTATGATGGATGTGGAGAATGTTTAAACGCAACACTTGAGTTTTTTACTGCAGGAACACCATATGAAGCTTGTGTTATATGTTGCCCTTGTGGTACAGGTTCGACTGTTAATTCAGTATCAACCCCTCATCCTACATGGACAGGTTTAAATGGACAAGTAGTTGTTCAAGCAAATGCGGTTGAATTAGGAGGAATGAACGGATTATACGCTTGATTATGAATGTTTTAGATAAAATCATCAGAAAAGTTATTCAAGAAAATATAGGAGATAAACCATCAAAACAAGAAATGGAATCTTCAAGATATATGTTCTTTTCAAATTTGGAACAAATGAAAAGACAATGTGATCTTCTTTTGGAAATCGATCATAATATGATCGAGGAAATATTAGATCAAGGTCATGATTGGGCTCAGGATCATATTGCCGAGGCAAAAAACAATTTAGATCAAGTTTTTGATTTTTTAATGAATGAAACAAATTCTGAATTTGATGCTGAGATGAAAGATAATGTGATGATGGAAGGTAGAAAAAAAACAGGAACGAAACTTTGTGCTAGAGGTAAATCAGCAGCTAAAGCTAAGTTTGACGTTTACCCTTCGGCGTACGCCAACGGATACGCAGTTCAGGTATGTAAAGGGACCAAACCTGGATTGGACGGTAAAAAGAGATGCTCAGGAGCATATTGTTAAATTTTTTTAACTTCCTTTTTGTTAATCAATATTTTTTCTATATATTTGTAGTTAGAAAAACAAAAACTAACTATGAAAAACTTTTTTAAAAGACTCTACAAAAGATTTAAGGTCAAAATGGCAAAAAGAATGAGAAAATCTATGCCAACTCATGAAGAAATAGAACCTTATGAAAAAACCGCATTCAAGATTGTTGTGAAAATGATATCACATAAAAAATCTGATTTTATGATTGCACCTATGTCTAACAAAAGGTACATTATAAATGAAGAATTAGGTCTTTTCGTCCTTATTGATTTTGGAAGAGTTGAGATTACTAATCACGTATTTCATTATGATGTAAAAATGAGTAGTAGAGATTTTGAACGTGTTACCTACTTATACGATACTGAAACTGAAAAAAGAAGAAACCTAACTGAAGCTGAAGTAAAATCAAATATTAAAAATTCTTTAGTTAAGGTTTACAATAAAATATCTGAACAATAGTTATTTTCTTGGTTTGTAAGAAGTCATAACAGGTTTTTGTCCTTTACCCGTTTGAGTGTCTTTTTTCTCCGCGGCTCTTTTTTGTTGACAAGCGGCTCTTTTAGCCGAATCTGACATTTTACCGGCAACTCCTGCGGCACGACATTTTGGGTATGAACCTTTAGAAGTGTCGTGTCGTCCACAGGGAGGGTGTTTTCCGTCGACTTTTCTACAAATATTAACCCAAGGACCTTTTGGTTGAGAAGATCCCTTAGGTTTCTTCTTTTTACCAAACCAAACAGCTAAGTCTTCATTAATTGTTTCAGGATAATCAATATCTCTTTTATAAGAACCATCTTTATTTTTTTCCCAAACACCAACATTTCTTTTAATATTATTTTTCAAGGTATTTTTCAATGATTTTTTATTAAAATCTGTTGGTACTTTTACAGTAAATGGATCTAATTCATTTTTTTTCCACTCCAAACTTCCAATTTCTAATGGAGCATTATATGGTCCAGCTGTAACAGTGGAACTAATTTCGTTCAATAAATTATCATAAGATAAATCAACCCATTCATTGAATTTTACTTTATTTGTAAATGGTCTCATCGGGCTATCCCCTTTAGGTATTTTGTGATCGTACATATATTGATTAATAACCCCACCATCATCATCTCCTGTTGCCAAATCGGGATGTTTTTTTATAAAATTAGTTATTTTATTTGCCTCTTTTTCTAATTTCACTATTTGATCCCTTCTCAAATCCATTTTATGGTCTAAACTATCATATTGGACTAATGGACTATCGTATTTAGAAACAGGTACATTAAATGGTGCTAAACTATCATCATTAAAAGGTCTGAAACCTGGTTGTACTGGTGTGACATACGCACCTGCAGCACCTCCTCTTTGTGAAGTGGCTTCTTTAATAACTTTTTTAATTATTTGATTTAGTCTATCCATTTTATTATAATTATAAATATCTCACTTTTTGAATATGGAAGAAGAAAACAAAATCTATGGTAATTTATTTGGGTCTATTAACTTGTTAAGTGAAGATCATTTAGAACTTATATTAAGTACGATGGATAAAGAACACGCACTTTATTATTTAATTGAATCTGTTAAATCAGCACACTCTAAGGGTGTGTTTACAATTGGTGAATCTGAAGTAATCTCTAAATCTATTAGAACTTTAATAAAATAAAAAAGGTCAGATTTCTCTGACCTTTTTCTTATTCGGTTTTAATTGATTATCTCAATTCTCTCAAGTCGAATGTTCTAACTCCATCAACTGTGATACGTCCGTAGAAACGGTTGTTAACCATTTTCTTAGCGTAACGTGTCATAATACCTTTAATAGGTGTAAAGTTGAATGGGTTGTACATTGTAGGTGTCAATTGTAGAGGTACATACGGTGCGTAGATGTAACCTGTGTCTAACAATGATGTTCCTTTGTGACCGATTAACACTTGGTTAGGCGGGAAGTAAGGATCACGGTAAACTTGGTATCTACCAGATAATGTACCAACTCTTTCAATACCCATGTTGTATTGATCTTGCTCAGGAGCCGCGTTAGATACGTGGAAGTATTCTAAATCGTCAAAGATTGCAGAAACCTCAGATGATACAACGATCCAGTTAGCACCACCTCTCAAAGTAGATTTGTGGATTTGTGCTGACAATTGGTTGATTGCTGTAATCAATGTTTGGTTCCAGTCTTTCTGAGTATAAGAAGTTGTTTGAGCGATTCTTCTCCATCCGTTGTAATCCCAACGTAATTGCCAAGCTGCTCCTTTTCTCAAGTCACGTAAGATTTCACGATCGATCTCAGCTGCTACTTGTTCTGACAACAATGCTGTCAATTCAGCTTCAGCGTCGATGTTGTGGAATGCCGCAACGTCTTGAGCTAATTCAGGTGACCATTGTGCTCTTAGTTTTCTTTCTGTAACAGAAACAGTTACTGACTCAAGGTCGAAAGAAACCTCACCAATTTGATCTTCGAATTCCATCTCAGCATATCTTCTATACCAAGCCATGAATGAACTACCGGAAGTACCTGAAAAGATTGTAGTACCTGTGTAACCATCTAAAGATGTTGCGTCACAGTCAGCACATACAGGACAAGAAAGATCCACTTCTAAGAAGATTTTTCCTTCAGAGTCACAAACATTGTTATAGTTTCCACCATTTCCAGTGTTTGTTGGGTTGTTCGGAACTGAACCACTGTTAGAGAAAACAGTTGGTGAGTTAGCACCATATTGTACAATACCTTTACCGTAAACTTGTGTTACAACTCTAAATAAAAGTGGAACAAACACAGATTGACCGTTATAAGTTCCTGTAAGTAATTAGCAAAACCTTCTAATTTTAAGATGATTTTTCTTTGGTTTCCTGTTGGCAATGCAGAGTTTTGAAGTGTTCCACCAACCCAAGTTTGTACTGTTGTGTTAGCAGTAACCGCAGTCCACTTACCTTTAGAGTAGTCAAATAATCCTGGAGGATCTAAACCAGCCTCATTACCTTCGTAGAATAAATCGTAAAGGTCTTTAGTGTAAGGGTAACCTGTGTTATAACCAGCGTTTGGATCAGTTGGTCCGTTAGGTGCTCCTACAGGTGCGTAGTGTTCACCACCAGCAGCACCATTGTTAGGTGTAGAGTTAGGATACAAATTAGCCTCTTCTGAAGATGGATTTGAGTAACCTTGGATTTTAGGTACAAAGTAGAACAATTTACCGATTGGTAAGTTCATAGCTTGTACTGATACGATATCGTTAGCTAATAATTTAGAGAATACACGTCTTACGATTGGGAATACAACTGTTTCAAATGCTCCGTTAGAAGTACCATCTGAAGATGCTTCGTTAATCAAGAAAGATGCTTGGTTCTCATATAATTGAGCTACGTTTTCTTTTAAGTGACCTTTTAGACCTTCCAAAAAGCCTAATTTGTCCCATTTGTTAATTGTGTCTTCTTTGATAACTTTAAGGTGTTTTAAACCAATGTTACCTACAAGACCTGATTCTAATAATGCTCCCATTTTTTGAGTTTTTTATTATTTATTGTTTATGTTTATTTCATTTTTCCCATCAAATCCTTCATTCTCAAGAATTGAGGATTTTCATAAGTTTTTGATTCAATCAAATTAACTGATGATCCTGTTTCCACAGTTCTATTTACAGTTCTTTCAATTGACTCCGTTAATTTTTGTTCTGAAGAAGAGCCAGATGAGTTTAACTCATTTTTAATAACTCTGTACAGATTTTTTGATTCTTTCAAAGATTCAACATTATCAAATCTTCTCAAGATGTTAACTTTTTCTTGTTTTGTAGTCGAGTGTTCTGTAAACAATCTTGTTGCGTAAGCTAAGTTAGAATTGAAAACAGCCACTTCGTTTAATTTAGTTCTAAAAACGTCAAGTGCTTTTCTGTACTCTTCATTTTTTTCTCTTAATAAATTAACTTCGTTTGCTGATGACTCAGAAAGTTTGAATGGGTTAAATTCATAATTTCTGTTGTTTGTTCTAGCTTTTCTAAGACCTCTACTTCCGTCTTTTGAACCATTACCTAAAGTTCTTGAAGCTTCTTTAGTTTCTTTCTTCTTCATGTAATCTTTATAGTGTCCGTCTTTATCACCTACTTTGTGACCATTACTTCTTTTGTAGTCACCTTTGTTACCCCCGTACTCTTTTTCTTCTTTATATTCAAATCTAGCTTTACCTGTTCCCATGGCTTTAGTTCCTTTACCAAAAGCTTCTTTTTTCTTTTCGTTGAAACCACCTCCCATATTTGGTTTTTTGTCATAGCTAAATTTTGGTCCGCGACCGATACCTACTCCTTTTGGTTGGATTGACTTTTTGATTGCTTCCATAATAGAATCATCTCCCATCTCTAATTCGTAAATGTCATCTTCTTCCATCATGTCGTCCATTTCCATCATGTCATCATCTTCTTCCATCATGTAATCATCTTCTTCCATCATGTCGTCCATTTCCATCATGTAATCATCTTCTTCCATCATGTCGTCCATTTCCATCATGTCGTCCATTTCCATCATCTCGTCGTCCATTTCCATCATGTCGTCCATTTCCATCATCTCGTCGTCCATTTCTATTTCATAAATAGTTTCTTCCATATTTTCTTCAGATTCACCTAATTGGATCATATATTCATTATCACCGTCTGTAAGGTGAACTGTATTGTCACCTTCTTTTTTCACAACGATTCCATCATTATCACCCATGGCTTTAAAAACTCTTAACACTTCTTCGTCTGAAGCTCCTGTAAGATCTACAGTTTCTTCGTCATCCATTTCCATATCAGCGTCTTCCATATCCATTTCTTCGTCACCTGGTGCTGGCGGTGCAGGAACATCCATTTCTACATCCTCCATATCTGCATCAGCTTCCATGTCAACGTCCATGTCTTCATCCTCAACTTCAGTTTCTGTGTCAAGTTCAGCTTCTCCACCTGTTACAGGTTCGTCTTGCTCATCAACCCCTTTGCCCTTTTTTGACTCTTTTAGAGATTCTTTTACCAACTGTTTGATTTCTTCACTCATTGTAGATTGAAGTATTCCTTTTGCATTTTCTTGAAGAGTCTCCTCCAAATTCTTGATTTGGAAAAGTGCCTCTTCTACTACGTTTTTGTTGTAACTCATTTTTTTTTTAAAATAGTTTTCTAATAAATATTCACATTATTGAAAAAAGTTTAATTTTTAATACTATGGAGCAAAAAAAAATGGGAAAAGACTTATCTCTTCCCATTTATTTTTTTTTAACTTTTGTTATATTAACCTTCTATAACTTCATCAATTTTCGATTCAACAATTGCGGTGATCCTCCAATCCATAGAATAATTTTCGTAAACTTTAGTTACTTTAGCCTCAACATCAGTAGGTGAATACCCTTTAACTAATTTTTCCTCTCTAGTTTTTTTAACTTTACCTGATTCAGAATCAACCATATCGGTTGTAATCTTTGCTACAAAATATTTTTCGTCCATAATATATTATTTATTCAAATAATCGGATAATCTATTCATTAAGTCAAGTGATTTTGATCCTGTTTCACCAACATGTCTTTGAGCATTCATTTTTTTCTCTTCATCAAGATTTTCCTCAAAGTTTAATCTTTCATTTGGTTCTCTAAATAAATAAGCACCTGGTGTAGATGGTGATGATACTAAATCAAAACAGATTAACTCAAAATCATCTTGTACCTCGTTTTGTTCCCCAACTTTTTTCAGTGAACCAACACCACGAGAAGAAATACCTAATGTAACCCCTTGACGTAAATAGTTGGCCGCTAAATCTCCTTTTGTAGATACGATACCTCTTTCATGGAAACCAGGACTTGTTAATAATTTTAACTTACCTAATAATACAGGCCCCTCCCACCATATATCAGTGATTGCGTGAGAAACTCTATCTAAATCTATTAAGGATGATTCAGGGTGATTCAACTCGGAAAGTGCAGTCCCTTTTTGAATCATCTTTCTATAGTTTTCGGCCTCTCTTTTTAAAATTTTTTCGGGATAAATTCTACCATTCCTATTTGGCGTGTTATACTTTTGTAATACCGCATAGAATTCAAATGGTTTTGAATGATCCAACATATCTCTATTTTCTCTGATCATAGAAAGATTACGTCTTTCGTTTGGGTCTATGTACCCCGCATCGTACTCGACAAGAATCCCACGACCTGAATCTCTTGGTCCTAATATTTTTAAATCGTTCATCTAATATTTTATTTATAAATACTAAACAGTTTCAGTTTCTTTCTTGATTGGTTTAGCATTTCCATTTTTGGTTAAAAAACATTTAAAATATTTGTTTTTACTGAAAACTTCACCATAAACTTCTTTGATAATATTTTTGACATATTTTTTTAATTTAGGGGATTTGAAATCAGTTGGTTCTAATAAAAATAAATTGATTTCTAAATTCATAAAAGATTTTTTGTTTAATTGTAGACCACTTGTTCTTAAGTCTAAATCTACGATAAATTTTGTGTCAAAAATTTCTTTATTTATATTTTCTAAAACACAGTGTTTAACAGATCTTGTCATGTTCAAAACTACTCTGCTCCAATTTTCGACATCGTTTTTTGGTTCTAACCAAGTTTGTATGTTAATGTAAATTGATTTTAAATTTTGTGCATCAATAGTCCCATATTGAGCTTTGAATGTTCGATACCCACTCAATTTTGTGGTTTTTCCTTTTTTCATAAATTTTTTTCATATCCTGAAGGTTTATTTTTGATTAAATCTAACGAATATTTATATTTATATCAACAATCCAAAAATTTATGTTATTTGTAGAAGTAAAAAATGGTAATATAGAGAAAGCTTTAAAGGATCTCAAAGGTAAGGTTATTAGAACAAAACAAAATTCAATTTTGTTTGGTAGAAAAGAATTCACAAAACCTTCGATTGAAAAAAGATCCCAAATAAAAAAAGCCGCTTATATTCAAAGATTAAAAACTAAAGAAAGTTAAAGATCTTCGTTAAGTTTTCTTAATTTATAATAATTCAACTCGTTGAATGACTCTGTCTGCAATTTGTTTAGAACTTCATCAATTGTTTCCGATGTATCCTTGTCAGAAGATTTTTTTTTAGAATTTAATTTTTCCATCACAGATTCTTTAGTTTTATTATAGTTTTCTACCAAAGTTTCTTTAGGTGTTAACAATAGTTTTTTTAATTCTTTTCTTTCGGATTCGTTTAAAGACGAAACAAAGTTTCCAACGGTCTTGTTGGCAACATTAACCATTGATTTCAAAGGAACTTTAATTATTTCTTTTTTTTCTGTGTTTTGTTTTTTTAAACTTTCTAAAATAACTTTCTTACTTTTAATTTTGTTTTCTAAAGTTAAAACATTTGTTGAGAATAGATTGTC